CCATTGATTCCACACAACAACAAGACATTGCAATGAGTCTGTATCTTGATGATGAGTTGAAACACACTGTGACAGTGACAGATTCAGGAGCCACACTGGAGTTCACTCAAACCATTGCTCAAGGTGATCACACCATTCGCATTGTTGCTGCCAAAGATCCCATTCAACACACTAATGTGTGCGTGGACCAACTCATCATTGATGATGTCACCACACAGACCACACAGTGGGACTACAACAATCAGATTGACGGCACAGCATCCACACTGAGACAGAAGTTGGCTTATCCTAATGCTCGCCCACACAATTACATATGGTATGGCAACACCATAACCAACGATTCCACATTGAATCTTGAAGGACCTTTTTACAGACCAACCATTGTGGCAGATCATCAAGGTGAGTGGGTGTGGGACTTCACCATCACTGCTTCCGGCAAGATATGGTTCCAGGATCGAGGAGACATCACAGACATGTTGTATGATTCCACAGCACAGCACACCTACTATCTGTGTGCTGTCACTGACAGTCAAGTCACTGTTGACACATGGTATGATGGTGTGAACGATTCCACTGTTGAATCACAAGACTTGTATCAAGGTGTAGGAACCTACTACATTGACTCACAAGATGTGTTAGAGCAAGCATCAGACTCTGTGGACGAGTCAGCAGAAGATGCAAACTCACTTGTGTTGTACAGTATCAGCGAACACACACTATTCACTGGCTGCTATCGATGGCATCAAAGCAACACAATGACTGTGATCACAGTCACATAATTTATTACTGAATCATTTTTTTAAATCACTGTCATCACACAAGATAAATATCATTACTGTTTGAGGCAACCTCAGGCTCACAAAGGCAACAAAGGCAAAGACAATGGAAGACGTAAAGGCGATAGAACTCATAGGCAAACTAACTCAACGTTTCACACGTACCTGTCCCCCCGCACCAGAATACCAATCCAGACTCGCAGAGGAGTTTGAGATCATTCTTGATCTCCGGTTTGTGGATTACTTTCTACAAATCCGTGATATTCTTGATCTTACTCAAGACATTCCTCACATGACTCGAGGCTCGGCTGGTTCCAGTCTGGTGTGTTACCTTATGGGCATCACTGATGTTGACCCCATCCAGTGGGACATTCCTGTGGCTCGATTCCTCAATCCCAAGCGAGATGACCTACCTGATGTGGACATTGACTACCCACACTATCGTCAGGAAGATGTAATGAATCGCATATACAAAAAATGGCCTGGCAAGTCTGCTAGAATATCAAACTATGTGTTGTATCAAGACAAGTCAGCCAAACGTGAGGCAGCCAAAAGACTAGGGTACCGGGGACGCTTGCCCAGGAAGTTCACCTACGAATCATTGGGCATTGATCCCGTTGAGGCAAAACGAATAGAAAACAAACTGAAAGGCAAAAAGAAATGTATATCAAAACACTGTGGAGGCATCTTAATGTTTACAAGGCAATTACCAAAATCTTTAATATCACAAACCAATCAAATACTACTAGACAAAAACGAGGTGGAGGATCTGGAACATCTCAAAGTGGACATCCTGGCCAATCGAGGACTCAGCCAACTGTTGGAAATAGATCCACAAACAAAATTATTCGAATATCCCGAGATAGACGAGGCTACTTCGTCTTTGTTGAGTCGGGGAGACGTGTTGGGAGTTACCCAGGGAGAATCTCCCGCCATGAGAAGACTGTTCCGAGCCATACGCCCTCAGTCAATGCTTGACTGTGTGTTTGCCACAGCATTGATACGTCCAGTGGCCATGGAAGGCAGACGCAAGGCAGCGTTCTTCAATGATTGGTCATCTGACAGAATATCAGATGTGGTGGTGTGTGAAGATGATGCCATTGTGCAGATTGCCAAACTCATAGGATGCAATCACTATGATGCAGACATGTATCGCAGAGCATTTGCCAAGAAGAATGAAGAACGTGTGATGGAGTTTATGACCAGACTGGGCGATCACCCACGCAAGGATGAAATATTTCGCACACTGCAATCACTGAGTGGGTTTGGACTGTGCAGAGCACATGCTGTGAACTTGGGCAGACTGATATGGGCACTGGCCTATCAAAAGGCACACAATGTGCAAGGCTTTTGGCAAGGTGCTCTCAAACACTGCCGAGGATCCTACAAGCGTTGGGTGTACAAGACAGAAGCCAAACGTGCTGGATTGACACCCACAACCATTTCCAAAACAGATCGTTGGGACGATCCTGTGTATCAATACAAGCGATATGGTTGGTGGTCAAACAAATCTTTCTTGCCAGGCTTTTATACCAAACATCTATATCTTGACCGTGTGGAATTTTGCGGTTTAATTGCGAATGGAAGGGTCTACAAAGCTGGAAACAAGAAGTATGTAACATTTGTCACACTAGGAATAGACAACGGCTACTACGTAGATATCACTGTAAATCGACCCTTTTCATACACAGACAACGATGTGGTGCGTGGTATTGGTAGAATCAAACACCTGAACAATTCAGATTACATTGAAGTGATTGAATGTGAATCAATTTCTATTGATAAGTTTTATAATTGATTTTGTAACTGCCATCTCTGTTGTGATGTTTGCTGTTGTAAGCTGCAAATTCAATGCACATGATGTAACCATATCCTTCAGCAGTTAGTTTCTTATACCACCAAATAAAATCTTCTATGCGTTTCACTATTCCCAGACGTAAGCGTTCTTTTTGCGAACTGCAAAGTTAAGATATGTTTCTATTTTGTTGAGATCATCTTGCGTCTTGAGTGAACACAATTCATTTGCAAAATGCAACTCGACACCTTTGTTTAGAGCCAGATTAAAAAGTTCATGGCGTCTGTTAGCATCATCAGTCATTGAATATATACTGCACAGCACAATTACATCTGGCTGTTGATTGATATAATATTCTAAACCAGGCATCCAATCACAGTGTTCACTTTCAAATTCGTAACTTGTGTATTCAATTTTGTTTTTAGCACAGTAGGGATCTATGATGGCTCTTTGCATAGGCAATGGGATCTCGTTTGAAAACTTACTGTTCCATCCTGCATATGTGATAGCACTTTTGCCTTTATAATTTGTTTCGCCAGCAACTTCATGATCACCTGGCAGACGCATGAACCCGCCTGGATGTCTCCTTCCGTACTCTCCACCTTCAACCAGTATTCGCATGTCCATACTGACCCTAGTGTATCCTTCTTTGTTGTTTACGTTTCCATGCAACATTTCCTGTAAAAACAAATGGCTCTGTCCTGGCTTTAGTTCTATAGGAAAAGCATGTTTCAAACATTCACTTTCTATCTTTTCAAGAGTCCATTTTTCTTTAATAATTTTTTCTGTAAGTTCACGACTTTTTTCAATACCAACCATCCACATTGTGTTGGTGCCCTTTGCTTCAGTAAACGGAGTCCATATGGTCCTACATCCTCGCCCATTGCCAACAAATATACCTTGATGAAAAGCAAGTCGTCTTCCTACATGCTGTTGATTAGGAATAACAACTCTGAGAGTGCCTTGCCTTTGTATCATGTATTTTTTGTTATCTATTTTTGAAGGCACAAACGACTCAACGAAATCGTCGAATCTCTCCATGAAGTCTTTTCTACTGCAAGCATTTTGCACATGCTTGGATACTTTGACTATTTCAGCTGCAGATAATGTTTCGTGTAACGTTTCTAGTTTCGTAATGTGTGGAGCAACTTCTTGCACAACTGACAATGCCCATTGGGGCCAATTGTATTTTTCTAGATCGTAGCTAAGAGTTTGATTGTTCCAATGTTGTTCTGATGTTGATAGTTGCATATCAATAATTAGTTTTTGCCTAGATTCTTGATCAAGTCTTTGATCTTAGATGATTCTACATTGGCTCTCACTTTGCCAATATCATCTTTAGGTGGTTGATCTGATTTGTGTTCTTCTTTGGCATCAGCAGTCACAGTGGATGTTCTTTTCAAGTTAGAGTATATGCTTGGTGCTTGTTTCTTGAATGATTGATATTCTTCATCTTCTGCTAGATCAAGTATACGCAGTGTGTCCACATTGAACTCTAAGTCTACTTTGTGTCCAACACCACTTGATGATCTTGTTTTCATAAACTGTATTTGATACTTGCCACGTTCACGCATTGCTCTGCTTGTAAAGATACCAATCACATTGTCTGCTGTTTGTATCTTTGACAAGCCACCACTGATGTGCGAATGATCAAACTCAATCTCCTCCACACTGGCTCTGTTCAACTGCGATGCTGTGATCAGCAGTGCATTCATGTCCACTGCAACATTTCTCAACTCTTCTCTTTT